GGGCAGCGTACGCATCCCGAAACTCAACCATCGAATTATAGTTGAGCGGATTACACTCGAGCTTGGCCAACTGTTCATGCTCTCCAGAATTGAAGAGAATGAAAGCGGTTAATGCGCGAGGGCAATCCAGGGACTGAAGAAATGAATTAACGGCGTAAGAGGTTACCTCAGACGTAACACGGTAGGAGCTAAGGCCTTTAAGGACCCTAGCACTATGCTTCTTAAAAGACATAGGATCTCCTGGAGTTTAACCCCCAAACCGATTAAGGAAAGGAGGCAAGTTTTAAAGAACGTTAATATACGTTCTCAAAGCTGTTTATCGCGGCGACGAGTGGCGACAACGTTGCATCAGTTGGCGCCGCATCGGAAGCCTGGATCGTTGTTGCAAAAAGCGATCGAATGGTTGAGTAAAAGATTGCTCTCTCAGCCACTGTCGAACGTTCATGCAACAGAAACTCCATAATACCTTGGAGCGTGTAGGCGACTTTAGGCCCCGGAATATAAGGGGCTGTGCCTACAGTTTCCATGGTAGGGAGACCTACCTTGGCGGTCACACGAAACACCCGAGCCTCCTTAGAAGGGGGACGGACGCTAAGCGTAATAAACGGGAATCCCGCGGCTATTCCAGCCGAACGATCCACGTACCGCGCTACACCTGGGGCGATGAAGCCCTCGGGGTCGAACGTCCTGTCGACTCCCACCGTAGCAGAGGTTGTACTCTCTGTGGGTGAAAGTATACTGGACGTTTTGATAGCAGCAATAGCTGACATTTTGATGCCTTGTAGTTGAACTGCAAGAGGTCGTGTTCCTCAATCTTGAAAAACGGCTCTTAGTAAGGCTATTCCATTTAACGCGTGAGTGACCGACAAAGGATTCTTGAACGTTGGGAAAGTCACGCCCGGAAAAGTAATTAGCTTTGTCCGAGTGTGAACGAACCGCGTCTGAGAATAATTGCCGAACAATCGCGCATTGCGGTTGTTAAACGCAGAATAGCCAGCTAATTGTCCGCTAAACGAGATAGCGACCGAATGTTCTCTTCTTGAAAAAAACGTTTCGGAACCATCCAAGAAGGTCAATCCTTGGTTTGCAGACATGCATTCCAAATAAGGACCAATAGGAAGGAACCAATCCGCCACAAAAGAGAACGGTAATAGCTCCCACCCGAAACTGATGGGGTTGTTGAAACCTGTCTGTTGAAGGAGACTCTTCAGATGATTAGAGGCGCGAAACCGAATGGCATATTTATATTGGGCGAAAAACGCAGTCTCATATCTACCAATTGTAGATGCGAGGACCGGGTTGACGCCGCCATCCAGAATTTTGCCACTAACCCTTTGAGTCTCAGACCCAGACGCACGCACCACTCGTATCGCTTCGTTCTTTAAGGCAAATTGCCTTAAAGCTTCGCGGCCTTCAACAATATCACTAAGGAGCGGTTTCCAGCCATATTGAAGCTCGAGCCAATTTTGGGCAAGAGTTTTCGATTTGGACAGGCGACCACCAAAGTGTCGTTGAATTCGAC